GCTGTGCCGGTTACAACGGTCAGCCCCTCTTGCACGAGAGACAGGCCCGGCTGGTCGAGGATCGTAAACTCTGCCTCTACCTCTTCGTCGCCGTACTTGATGAACTGCCCGTAGCGACTGTCTACCAGGGCCGGGGCACTCGTGGGGTCAAGACTGCCCTCGATGCTGAGGTTGTTCTTCACGCGGATAGTCATGTTCCGCGTGTAGGAGGCGTTGCCGTTGAGGATGACGCAGTTATCGTACCACGGGAAAAGGGCCGTCCCATCGTAGAGGGCATACGTCGGCGCGGTCGTGAGTTCCGTTGCGTGGATGTCGAGGTAGTGGGCGCTTATCGTTACGTCCTGCTCGAAGTCGAACTTGATTTCGAAGGTGTCGCAGTAGGCCGAGGGGTAGGACATGGCCTGGTAGCCCGTGGAATGCCCACCGAAGTCCCCGGTAACAAACTCACAGTAGGCGCCGGGGCCACAGGCGGGATACGCAGACTGCTGTGCCTCCGTCGCATACCGCAGGACGGCCGCCCCGTTCGTGCCGAGGAAGTAGAGGCTCGTGGGGGCGCCCTCTACCGTCAACTCGTCACGGCGGAGTCCACCAACGAAGCGCCGCACGCCAGCGATGGCCTTCCTCTGGGCGTGGAAGGACTGTCGCCGAAGTTGGCCTCCGCGCACGTCGATCACGTAGGTGTTGGTCGCGGCAATGACTGCGTTGAAGTCTTGGGTAAGGCCGGTTTGTATCGTGGGCGAGTAGGCCATGGTTCGGAGGCTCCTGCTATCTGGTGTTGTACTTGATCGACCGGCTCCAACAGAGGCCGACGTAGCCTTCGTTACCGCAAAGCGGACGCTGGATTAGGCGGATAGGTCCTTCCCCAACCGTGCCGTGTCGCCCGCCCATCGTACCCGTGATTGCTATGTCGCGGTTAGCGGCGATCACGTCTGAGACCGCGAGTCCCGCGTTCATCACTGTGAAGCCGTCCGCCTCGATGTCATGCCACGGTATCTCCACGTCTACCGTGAAGTGCATCACGTCGCGGGTGACTGCCCCGATGGCGATAAGCTCCTGGTCCGCGCTTGACGGGTGAACGTAGACGGTCAGGCCGCCCGGCTCTTCCGTGCGCTCGAATAGCTCGATGGTCGCGCCGAAAAGGCCGTTGCCCGAGGTCGTCGAGGCCGTGTCGAGGAGGGCCTTCAGGGCAACCATCACGTCTTCGATTGTCGCCTGCACCGGAGGGCTGCTCATAGCAGAGGTTCACCGACTGCACGGAGGAATGAGTTCGTTATCTCGGGCATCTTCTTGTCGCGGGACGGCCCGAGGTACGGCCTCTTGGGGATCGTTACCTGCTTGACGCTCACCCATCCGGCACCGACCCGCTGCGTGTAGGAGAACGAGGTGCCGTTCTTCAGCGTCCGCGTGGCCGGCACGAAGTTCTTTACCTGAAACTTGAGATACGGCCCGTTGATAGGCTTGATGACCCCGCCCAGTTCGTGTATCCGGGCGTAGACGAGGTTCGACCCGACCGCGACGGCGTAGGGGCCTACCATCTGGTGCGTGATCGAGCGCTTGAGCGTGCCGCTGTCGCCTATCAGGTGATCGGGGCGACCCGCGTAGACTTCCCGCTTGGCCTCGCTTTCGACCACGACGCCCGCACGTTGGACGGCCTTCGTCAAGCGCGGCCCTGCGTCGATGCTGGCCTGTAACCTCTTCGCGATCTCATCGAAGCCGACCATCTTGACGTTAAGCATCGGGGGGATCGTCTTTCGGCACAAACTTAGGGCAGGCCGCACCCACCTGTTCACGGCACGCCGTGCAGGCCCAGTGGCCGGGTTTATCGTCCGTGGGCGCATGGATGGCGTAAGTCGACGCGAGGCATATCGAGTCCCAAAAGCGACCCGGCTCGCCGTCGCAATGTTTGCAGGCGTCACAGTAGTTCTCTGGGAATGGATACATGGTTCGCCCCTAGCTTGGTGCATCTATACCGCACTTCCGCGCCCCGTCACTCTGGAGGAATATCTGCACGCTGCCGTGGGGCCTCGGGCTCGTATGGATCTTCGACGCCCGCACAATGAACTCCGCACCCTCGGGATATATCGTGCTGCCCTTGACGATCTTCAGCCGCGTGCCCGTGTCCGTCGCCACGTCGAGGAGTTCCTTCCTGAAAGGCCCCGTGCCCTCGTGGGTGATCGACAGGCCGGAGGGATCGCCTATCTCGCGCCGCGCGGTCTCGGCCGTCACGCTCTGGAGCTTTAGCGAGACAACGACGTTGCCCATGCGGTTGTAGGTCTCGGTGCCCTTCACCCGGACGTATACCGCGAGCTTGTAGTGCGCGAGAGAGGTGATGGTCATTAGCCTATCGCCGTGTTGCGGAACATCTGGAGGCCGCCCGTGCAGTGGGGCGGCAGGCCCGAGGCGTTAATCTCGACGTACCGATACTGCTGGTTGCCGACGCGCTCTTCCGAAAGCCCCACGTTGCCCTGAAACTCGAACAGAAACGTGCAGATGTTGATGAGCGCCCGCTTCAGGTTGCCGGGGCAGGTCTCGGACGTGTAGCCCGCCGTGTAGGTGACGAAGAGTGCCCGCTGCGCCGATGGGAACGTCGCGCCCCCCAGCCGGAAGATGGTCCCTCCGTCGAAGGCAAAGTTCGTGCCAGCCACAAGGATCGCCGGGTCTTGGTCGGGGCTCTCTGTCATGCTGGCGACTGCGGTGATGGGCCGGTGCCGCAGGACGATAGCGCCGACAGAACCCGTGGCATCGACGTACTCCGTGTACGTCTGAGACAGGAGCCCTATCTCGCCGCAGAAGTCATCCGCGAGGGAAACCGCCTGGTCTATCATGTCGGCAAGGAAGTCATCCGGCACGAGGTCGGGGTCCTCCGCCTGCGGGATGGCGCGGCGGGCGTCCCTCAAGGATAGGAGGTCGGTTGCTACCGCTGGGGTGGGATCGGGCATGTGGTCTCCGAAAGCGAAAGCCGCCTCGTTGCCGGGGCGGCTCTAAAGTCCTTTCCAGTTCTCTTGTCACGCAGTCAGAATGGCTCGCCAAACGGATACTTCAGTTCCGCGATAGGCCCACACCGCACGGGCGGCCCGCCGATGCTGAGGTACGGCAGAATGTCGAGGTAGAAGATGCCAGTCGGATCGCGCTTGACCGTCGCCATCTTGTCCGTCCACTTCTTCTCCTGCTTCTTGACGCGCCGGGCTTTGCTCATGTTAGCACCGTCGCCTCTAGCTCAAGTTTGACGGCGTGAGCCTTTCCTTTCCTCGTCAACCTGATATACGCTGTGCCGGGTATAAGCTCTATCCACTCTAGAGCGTACAGCTCACAGAGTACGGACTCTGGAAGGTGGCGGACGGGACGATCTATGTCCCCTCCCGCCTCCCGGTTTGCCTGCACCCATCCCGCAAGGTGACATTCACAGATCGTCATGGGTGTCGCCTCCCGCCCTATTATCCGCCGCGCCCGCGCCTACGTCAAGCCTTCGCACTTCGTCCGCTCAGCACCCCGCACCATCCTGTCCCTCGGCGGGCGCGTCTTGCGAGTGTCCGCCACGTCGGGCTTAGGCGGCTCGTTGAAGCTGCCGGTGACCTCTTGCCAGTCACCGGGGAAGTCGAAGGCCAACCGCGCCGCCATGACTTCCGAGACCTCGACGATCTGCCCCGGCTTGGCCTCGACACTCTTGCCCGTCCCGTCGTCGGTGCCGTGGTAATTGGTTAGCGCACAGCGTCGGAGGAACATAGGGCCTCCGCTAAGGACTGCCGCACGATTACGGCTTCACGTTGGGCTTTTTCCGCTTGGCGGACCCTCTGGTCTTCCTCTGCTCGCTGCTGTTCGGCCAGATGAGCCTGAAGCTGGCTGTTGATGACCGTGCCGAGATTGAGTGTATCGGTCACGGCGAACTGTCCCTGATTCGTTTCTACTGTCAGTTGTGAGCCGTCGAAGGTGAAGTGGAAGGCTCCGAACGTAGCACCCCAATCCGAGACATGCCCAGCATCGGCACTGGCTTCGCTGTAGTACCGTGGGACCCAACCAATCTCGCCATTCTCGGTCTTCTTGACTAGTTCCTCAATGATCTGCTTGTCATCCATTGTTCGCTCACTCCTCAGTCAACCGTTTGCCTTTCAGTGTCCTCTCCAGCGCCCACAGGACCCACTCCGGGTCAACCTCTGCCACGTACTCGCTGTGAAGCCACCGGACGCTCGTGTACCGCCCGAACACCCACGGGCTAATCGTCGGCCCGTAGACGCAGACTGTCGGCACCTGGTACGCCGCCGCGATGTGCAGGGGTCCGCTGTCGGGCGTCACTACCGCCTTCGCGTGGCATATCAGCCCGCACAGGTCCGCGATGGTCGTCTGCCCGGTAAGGTTCAGGTCGGGCCAGTCGCCGCGCTCTCCGTCCAACACCACCGCGCGATGCTCACGGCACACCGCCCGGATGACCTCGGGATCTAAGACCTTATAGCTTTCCGCGCCCTGCGGGATGACCACCACGTACTCACCGTCAACCATCGACGGGACCTCGCGCAGCGTCGGGAAGGCTGGTAAAATCGCGGGCCAGACGCCCCGTTTCATGCAGGCGTCAGCCCAAAAGTCGCGCCCCACATTCCAGTCGAGGGAAGTGAAGTCGAGTTCGTCGCCCTCGCGCTCCTGCCCTATCGGGGTAAGCGTCGGCAGGTACTCTAAGGATCGCTTCGCGCCTTCGATACAGAGGTTGACTTCCTGCCCCTGCGCCGCGAAGTGATAGCAGACTGGCAGGAGGCACACCACGTCGCCGAGGCCGTCACGGGAGAGGATAGTCATAGCGGCGGCATACTGGGGTTCGTTCGCCAGTTGGGATAAGTAAGGCCCCAAACGGATAGCTCGGCTTCGGCCTCGCTCGCGCTAACAACGACTATCGGCCCGGAATATGGATAGCGCGGAGCTTCCTCCATCGGCGTGATCTCGAAACCCGTGACGGAGTGCGTCATGCGGTACTCGATTTCCTGTGCCATTAGGACACCGACACGGAAACAGTATCGCATCCAACGCGCCCGCGCGCTAGTCTTTCGCCTTCCGATACCTCGCCTAAGCTGGCAGTCCTTCATGCCATCGCCCCGCTCGATGCAACTCCAAGCCCCGATGGATAGCCTCGGCATTTAGGCCACCCCCGAGGTAGCAGCCGCAAACTCCAGTTCGTCCTTCCTCTCCAGGCACAGCCGCAGGAGGTCGACCATGCGTTGTCTCTCAATCTCAAGCTCCAGGTCTATCGTGCGGAATGTGGTAGCCCGCCATGCCGGTCCCATGCGCCGTGCCCTGGCCTTCGGGGTCCAAGCAGCCCGGAACTGCGCCGCTTGCTCCGGCGTCCAGGCATAGCTGGGGATGGTGGAGGGCACTATCTGCCCGTCAGGTAAAAGACGAGCGCCGCACTTGTTGCAGAAGTTGCAGGTAAGCCCGTTGAGCCACCACTGCCTATCGTCCGAGGTATACGATGGGCTGGTCTCGGTGCAGCAGTGTATGCTCATGCCGTCGCCCCCTCGGCTTTCAGCACGGCGAGGGTTTCCTGCGCCTCTTGGCGGGTCCGGTCGCGGGCCATGCTATCAATCATCGCTTGGTACATGGCGTCGGGCCAATGCTGCGGAACCCAGTCAGACACTTCGTCCATAGCCGTGCGGGTTTCCCTTAGCGACTCGCGGTCGTGGAGGACCTGTGCTTTCGTCGCCTCGAACCACTTGTCGAACGGTTGCCAGTAGTGCCCGTGGTTGAGGTGCGCGTGAGCTTCGCGAAGCATCGCGTGAAGGATCGCCGCGTCTTCGTTCATACCATCGCCTCCGCTTCCGGGCTTTCCTCTGGCGGATACTGAAAAGTGCCGGTCGCAAGCTCCTGTCGGATCGCCTCAACTCCGATGTCAACCCCGTGTTCCCAAGTCTCTGCAAAGATTTTCAGACACGCCGCCAGGCTCATTACCTTACCCCTGAGCCTCGCATTGTCCCAGCACAACCGCCGCGCGATCTTTCTCAGCACCTCAATATCGGTAGCCTCTTCTATCTCTTTCATACACTCGCCCTCCGTCGCCCTTCGGATAGGCTGATTATACCACTACTACCCGCATCGGGGAAGTGGGAGCGCCCCGGAGGACGCCCCCACCGTTTAGCCACACGAGTGAACTAACTCGTGATGTTATACCCCATTGCGCTTGACGCGGCGTAGGTCGTCTCCACGTGGCGGAAGCTATAGTGCGCGATGGCGACAATATCCCAACTCGTCGACACCGGCAGGAAGAGGCTGTAGATCGCGGCTGCGGTCTGCACGCCAAGCATCCACGCGCTCCGGTTGAACAGTAGCACGTCGGTCTTGGTCGTGGTCGAGCCGTCATAGACGCCCGACGCATTGAGGTCCGTCCGCATCAAGGCGCTGGCGATGACCGGGATGCCCATGAACAGGCCAAGGGCTTCCTTGCCAACCACGATGGGGGACTGAGCGTAGCCGCTCAGAGCCGGGAGGAACGCCGGGTTGCCGGACGAGTCCTTCAGGGTGAACATGCTGCCCCAGAACACGGACTGCGGAACGAGCCAGCGCAGGTCATTGACGAGGCTATTCTGGGCGTAGATGCCCATGCTCTTCGGCAGCCCCACGAGGTTGTCGATGTTGAACGTCGACAGATCGTGGTTCGCGGTGGGAGAGGCGGTGAGGGCCTGCTGTCTGAGGCCGTTCCAGTAGGTGTAGCATCCACCCACGGCATTGCGGCCCGTGGTGTAAGCATCGTGGGAGCGCGTGGTGTTCGCCACAGTGATCGCGTCACCGTCGACGATAGCCCGCTCGACGCCATACGCGACGCCCTGTGCGAGTTTCATCTGCAAAATCCCCATGGCGGGGATGATCGCGTCGATGGAGAGTTCAAGGGACATATTTCTGTACACCTTGATGGGAATGGCGTTGAACTCGATAGCGGCGGCGGACGCGAAGGTCGTGTCCTCGCTCACTGTCACGGGCTCAGCCCCGGTGTAGGACTCAGGGATGCCACCGAAGCGGGGGAGTTCGACTTTCTTTCCCGCCATCGGCAACACGTCGAAGACGCCGCCGAGAACGAGCGCGGCCTGGATGTACTCGTACCAACGGGTCAACCACGTTTGCGGCACCCAGTCGGAGCCGTAGCCGGTCGCACCGTCAGCCACGAGGGACTTGATGTGGTCCGGGGCACCCTGATATTTCAGGTACTCCTGGACGATCAGTTCACGGTTGCCGCCCTGGTGGACGGGCTTCGTCATGGCGCTAAGCCAGACGATGTTATCGAGCAGCTTCTCGGCTTTCTTCTCGCCGGGCTCCGGGTCGGCCGCACCGAACATGCGGTCGGCGGGCAGAGTGAGGGGCGGCGCGTGGAAGAGGTTGCTCTTGTTGCCAGCGGCTCGCGCCGTGATGTAGTCCCACGCCTTGTCGCGCTTGCCTTCGGTGCGGACAGCGCCCGCCTCGGCGGCCTTGCGCGCGGCGGTCTCGTCGGCGTTGGCGAGGGAGTCGGCGATAGGCTTGATCGCGGCCTGGATCTTGCCCTCCAGGTACTCGTCGGGGTCGACGGTAAAGCCGCGCGTCAGAGTCTTGGCGACTTCGTGAGCCTCGGCGGCGGCCTTCTGTGCGGCGACCTGCTTCTCCTCGGTAGCCTGCCCCTCGGGGGAAGCCTTGATGCGCAACTTCTCATCCGCAGCGGCCTGTACGCGCCGCTCGAACTCCTCGGGTGATACCTTCTCGGTGGTGACTTCAGCTTCGTCAGCCATGATCTTACTCCTTGGGTTTTGGTGTGAGTTCGTAGACGACCTTCGCGGTCTTGGGCTGCGTTAGCTCATAGACCACGGGAGGCACTTCGGCCTCGGGCGTTTCGGTCGTCTCCGTCAATCCCTTCAGCGCGGCACTCGCGCTATCGCAGGCTTCCATCGCTTCCTTCGCGGCCTCGGCGGCGCATGGGATTGCACCGGGTTTGCTCAACAGTCGTGCGCCCTGTGCGTTGATGGTCTTCATCGCGAGTAGGACGGCCTCGACTGTCGGGGCAGATGGGCTTCTGCCTTCCTTGGCGTTGTGTTCGGCGAGGTTGCCGATGGTCTCTACGTTGGCCCGGAGGTACTTCAGGGCCTGGATTACGGCCTCAGTCTCGCGCTCCTCCGGGGTCAATCCCTTCTCGCTGTCTTCACGGGGCTTCCGCGATGCCTTCTTGAGCGGAGCAAGGAACATCCTCAGATTGTCGGGTTCGTTGAGTAGGTCGGCGAGCGTCTGTCTCATCGATGCGCTGAAGGCCGCCAAGGTGGTGTCTAACAGAACGTCACGGTTCCCCGGAGGGGTCAGCAGTATCGCCACGAGCGTTTCGCGCAGGGCGGTGAAAAGCGGACCGAACTCCTCATATACGTCATCCCACGCTTCGTATTCCTCTTCGTCCTCTATGGCTTCCGCGAGGTTGGCTGCAAAGCTGGTGGTCGGCGCGTCTTTGGTTTGCGTAGGTGTCGCCCCCTCGGGTTTGTCCTCGGCACTCGGTGGCAGGTCCTTCGCGTGTTCCGGTGCGGGCCTCGGGTCGACAGTCTCCGTCACGAGACCCTGCGGGCCGTAGCCCTTCGCCATAAGAAAGACCGCGTTCGGGTTCGCCGGGATCGGCACAACCGCAGTTTCCAGCCACTCGATAGCCCTCCAGTACCACGCCTCGCCGATCATCTCGCCGGGCTTGTCGCCCTTACCGTTGAAGCCGATGGAGAGGCACTTGAGAATCTTGTCCTTGATGAGCCCTATCACGTCGCGGCCCTGCTGGGTGGACTTGGAGATCATCGCCTTGATGCGAGTCCGGCCGTCCGGTTCAACCGCCGCTTCGAGCGCCCGACCGATGGGGTTCATCCAGTCGTGGCAATAGGTTATGATCGGGTTCTTCATGTAGTCCGCGATGGCTTCCTGCATCGCCTGCGAGGAAACCACCTCGCCTTCGCGGTCGAGGTCGGGCGTAGAGGCGTAGCCGTCGAAGGTGAACTCGCCCGTTACCGGGTCCTCAGACCATGACTTGATGTGGAGGTCGCGCTGGAATACACGAGTGAAGGGAGGTGTATCGGGCATGGTTACTGTGACTCCTCGGCTGCGATTGCCGCCTGCAATTCATCGGCGACTTTCTGGAAGCCCTCCGCACGGCCCTTATCGGTCAGCCGCACCTGACAGGTCATGGGAGCGAACTCGCACCATCCGAGATTGACCATCTGCGCCACCCGGTCCGATAGGCCCAGGCGTTCAAGGGCGGCCCCATTTATCCATTCGGAGGTCTCGGGCATGGTTTACTCCTCGTTGTCGGGCACGTCTTCGGAGACTACGCCGGCCAGAGAACAGCGGCACATACAAACAGTCTCTGCGCTGCCGTTAGGATCGCCGGGGTAGTCCAACGATTCACCCCCGACCTCGAAACTGTCATCCATCGCGACGACCTGTCCGTCCGCCTCTGCATGAGCATCGCGGGTCCGGTCGTCCATGATCGCCAGCCATTCCTTGTGTTCTGCGCCCGCCTGCTGGTAGCCGTCGAGTGCCCCCGCGTTCAGGGCCGACCCGGTTTCCGTCCGCGCGACGTTCTGCGCGTAGCCCTCTTTCCCGACCTTGATCCAGTCCATCACGCGGTCGGTAAGCTGGGCTTCCGTCTCGCCGTGGTTGAGCCCGTCGATAAGGTCATCCCGAACGCGCTGCTGGGCGTCTCTCGCGACGGTGGTAATGCGGACCTCGCGCTGGTCGAGTGCTGCCCGCGCCCTCGGGTTGTCGATGTTGAAGTCGATCCCGGTGCCTATGTCGTTCGCGGCACTCTGGCCTTCGGCGGAGTAGGCGTCTTGCAGGAAGGGCACTACATCGCCCGCCAGGGCCTTCTCCTGCCCCACAAAGCCGCCAAGGTACTCATCTGCATTCTCATCCGCCGCCTTCGTCAGGAACGGCCTGAAAGCCTTCAACGACGGGTCCGCGTGAAGCGCCGCGATAACCGCGTGCCCACGCTCTTCGTACCACAAGCCTACGACCTGCTTGATCTGCGCGGTGAGGATGTCCCGCCTGCCGTTCCGCTCGTGGTAGGTCTTCGTGCGCTGTTCTTCGGTGAACTTCCGCAGACGCCGCTTCTTGGGCTTGCCACCCTCGGGCCATACCTGCGGAACGAGGTCGCTGCCGCTGCCCGAGGGACCGTCTGAGGTCATGCTGTCCTTCGTGCGGACGATCTCATAGGAGAGTTGGTCGGAACCGCCCTCCTGCCCGCGAGACGGGGCCGGTGTCGCGGGCTCGACCTGCGGGTTGTCATCGGTCGCGTCGCTACCCGGCGCTCGTGGGGCAGCAAACATCGGCAGGGGATCGGGCGGGTTCAACACCTGCTCAAGGGTCTTCTTTGTGCCGTCAACCAACACAACGTCGCCGCCCTCGATAGGGGCCAACTTGTAGATGCGCTCGCGCCGCTCGTTGATGGTCCAGTCGGAAAGCTGAGCTGCCGTCTTGGCCTGGTCGCCCAGGTCCTCTTGCAGTTCGACGATGTTGCTGGTCTCGAACCGGACGCGCAGCTGCCCCTCGCCGGGGTACTGCCACGCAAGCTGC